GGCGAAACTGAGGGTTGATCTTTTATTAGTTTTCCTTTACACTCATAGGACTTATGTTTAAAAAAATAGCCGCTTTTACTGATATCCACTTTGGATTAAAATCAAACTCTAATACGCATAATCAAGACTGCGAAGAATTCGTAGATTGGTTTATTGCTGAAGCCAAAAAGGAAGGTTGTGACACTGGCATATTCCTAGGCGACTGGCATCATAATCGCAACAGTCTTAACATGTTGACTATGGTGTCTAGTATCCGCAGTTTAGAAAAACTTGGCAAAGCATTTGATAACTTTTATTTCTTCCCAGGCAATCACGATTTATACTACAAAGACAAGCGTGATGTACACTCTGTGGACTGGGGACGTCATATTCCAGGTGTAACTATTGTCAGTGATATTACAACCATTGGCGATGTTACTATGGTTCCGTGGCTAGTAGGTGAAGAATGGAAGAAGATGGAGAAACTAAAAAGTCGATACATCTTTGGACACTTTGAATTGCCATTGTTTCAGATGAATGCTATGGTAACTATGCCGGATCACGGTGAACTTCAAGCAAGTCATTTCAAAAATCCCGAATATGTATTCAGTGGACACTTCCATAAGCGTCAAGCAAAACAAAATATCGTTTACATTGGTAATGCGTTTCCACACAATTACGCAGATGCATGGGACGATGACCGTGGCATGATGATTCTTGAGCACGGCGGCAAACCGGAATATCGTGTTTGGCCTGATGCTCCTAAGTTTAAAAATGTAAAACTCAGTCAACTTATTGACGACGGCGAAAACTTAATTAAAAGTAAAACATATCTGCGTGTTGGCATTGACATTGATATCAGTTACGAAGAAGCAAGTTTTATCAAAGAGACATATCTTTCTAATCCAAATCTCAGAGAACTCACACTGATTCCCGAAAAGAAAGAAGTTGAAATTAACACAGACATCGACGTTGAACACTTCGAAAGTGTAGATCAAATCGTCAGTAATCAAATTGCAAATATTCAAAGCGACACATACGATCCTAAAGTATTACTCGCAATTTATAATAACCTATGATTAGAATAAAAGACCTAACAGTTAAAAACTTCATGAGTGTAGGTAATGCTACACAGGCAGTAAACTTTAACAAAGAACAACTAACACTTGTCTTAGGTGAAAACTTAGACCAAGGCGGTGACGACAGCGGTTCACGTAACGGTACAGGTAAAACAACTATTGTCAATGCACTGAGTTATGCATTGTATGGGCAAGCATTAACTAATATTAAAAAAGACAACTTGATCAATAAGATCAACGGTAAAAACATGTTAGTTACTGTTGAGTTTGAAAAAGATGGTAAACTTTACAGAATTGAACGTGGACGCAAGCCTAACGTCTTAAAGTTCTATATTGACGATCAGATTGTAGAAGATCAAGATGTAGAAGACGAAGGGCAAGGCGACAGCAGAGAAACACAAAAAGACATTGATGAACTATTCGGATTAAGTCACGATATGTTCAAGCACATTGTTGCGTTAAACACATACACTGATCCGTTTTTGTCAATGAAGGCCAATGACCAACGTGCTATCATTGAACAACTGCTTGGTATTACTGTACTCAGTGAAAAGGCAGAATTGCTCAAAGAACAAATTAGAATTGGCAAAGATGAAATCTTTCAAGAAACTACACGCATTGAGGCTGTTAAAAAGAGCAACGATCGTATTCAAGAAAGCATCAACAGTTTAAAAATCAAACAAAGTGCATGGCAAAAGTCACGCAACGATGATATTGCTAAGATTCAACGTGCTATAGATGAACTAGCAGGTGTTGATGTTGACTACGAAATTAATCAACACGCACTAGTCAAAGCCTACGATGAACAAAGTACAAAGATTAAAAGTCTTAACAAAGAAAAAGCCACACTTGAAACTGCATTAATGCAGGCTGAAAAGACGCTGAAGAAGTATGAGCGTGAAATAACTCAACTTGCTGACAATAAATGTCCTGCTTGCGAACAAGATTTACACGATCACAAGCACGAGGAAATGATTAAAGCGGCAGAGAAAAACCTTATCGATGCTGATACATACATGTCCAAAGTTGCCAATGATCTTCAAGCAGTTATCGCTGAACTTGATGCTATTGGCGATATCAACGGTAGGCCAAAGACTTTCTATGATACACTAGATGAAGCATATAATCATAGAAGTAACTTGGAAAGTTTAGCCACTCAACTAGAAAATAAACGCAACGAACGAGATACGTACCAAGAACAAATCACTGACTTAGAGAATACAGCACTTCAAGAAGTTAACTGGGATACCGTTAACTCGTTGACTCTAGTTAAGGACCATCAAGAGTTCTTGCTAAAGTTACTAACCAACAAAGATAGTTTTATTCGTAAGAAGATCATTGATCAAAACCTTGCTTACCTCAACAATCGTTTAACTTATTATCTAGATAAAGTTGGATTACCACATAGTGTTGTGTTCCAGAACGATTTAAGTGTAGAAATTACACAACTAGGACAAGATTTAGACTTTGATAACCTGAGTCGCGGAGAACGCAACAGACTTATCTTAGGATTGTCGTGGGCGTTCCGCGACGTGTGGGAAAGTTTGTATCAAAATATTAACTTGTTGTTCATTGACGAACTTATTGACAACGGTTTAGATGCGTCAGGTGTTGAAGGTGCGTTGGGCGTACTTAAAAAGATCGCCCGTGAACGCAAGAAGAATGTATTCTTAATCTCACACAAGGACGAGCTAATTGGTCGTGTAAACAATGTTCTTAAAGTTGTCAAAGAAAACGGCTTTACAAGTTATAGCAACGATATTGAAATCCATGAGTGACGAGATTCAAGACAGTTTACATGACAAGTTAGTCAAGGCATTTATACAGTACTGTACTGCAAATGAGAAGTTTGAAAACTTTGGATTTGCCGACAGTGCTGTAACCGCTCGCAATGCTCTTAACGAAATTGGTCACATGATTAAAGATCGTAGAAAAGAGATACACGAGAAAAGAATTAAATTACACGGGCACAAAAGAAAAGGCATATTACCTACTGAACCCAGTGAACGCAGGCAAAGAAAATTAGACAGGCAGCGCCAGAAAGAACAGGCACAAAAGAATCAGGATACTAACTAAGTGAGTGCAATGGACATATCAAAATCAACCAGTAGAAGACATACCAGAAGGCTACATTGGCTTTGTTTATCTCATCACGAATCTTAAATCCGGACAAAAATACGTAGGCAAAAAACTAGCACAGTTTAAGAAAACTAAACCACCACTCAAAGGCAAAAAACTTAAAAGAAGAACTACAGTAGAAAGCGATTGGCGCGATTACTTTGGTTCGTCTGATAGGCTCAATGCAGATGTCCAAGCACTAGGTCCGGAAAACTTCACAAGAGAAATACTTTATCTTTGCAAATCTAAGGCAGAAATGTCATATCTAGAGGCAAGAGAACAGTTTGAACGCAGAGTACTAGAAAGCGATGAATACTATAACGGTATCATCAACGTCAGAGTAGGCGGTTCAAATATACTCAGGCAACGTCTACAAGAACACGCACAAGGCAAACTCAACGGTTAACGCTGGCACAGGCTAAATTCGTGTGCCCAAATCCCTGGTGATGTCGCGGGGTAAGGAAATCTCTGCCGTAAGAGTACTCAGCAACTATCCTTTACAGGACGAGGATCGGATATGCCTTCATACAACCGGTTTTGCTGTTTAAGACAATTTTCAAAAGGCTAAAAGAAGGGTAATTCCCTAACGGCTATACGAATGACTGCGTATTTGTATAGACCTGCCGTCAGTATAAGACGTGGCTCGAGGTACAGGCTGACCGCCTCTGTAATGCCATAACGCTAGTGTGACATTGTGCAACTCAGATAATGTTCAAACTTTTGCCCGCAAGGGCAAAGTGTGACTGAACAATCTAGATAATATTTAATGTGCTTCGCACTTAATAATACCTATATAATTAATAAAGACAAGAATAGTTCAAGCGAAAGCGAAGAACAGATGAACGTAGTTCATCTTAATCAGTACTAAATATATTATCGCTAAGGAATACTCTAGAATGAAAGCAATTGAAATACTATCTGAAAGCAAAAAGATCGAAGAAGGTCCTGCTGGAATTATAGGACAAGCGGCTAAGCGTATTGGTGCTGCCGCATTGGGTGCTGTTGGCTTAAACACTTGGGCTGGACAACTTAATGACAAAGCAGATGTTGGTACTTTTGCTAATCGTTATTCTAGAGAATTTGATAATTTCTTAAAATCTGCTGGTAAAGATTACAGCAGTGCTACTTTTGCTGATCTCAAAGATTTTATGACTCAAAATAAAATCCCAGCGCATAATGTTCCTAAGAATCCTGCGGGCGTTATAGATAAAAAGATGGTTGATGCTATCTTAACAAGAACGGCCGGTGATTATCTAAGTGGTAACGTTCCTGCAAGTAGCGGAGGTGCTAAAAAACCAGCGGCCGGCGCTGCCGCTCCTGCACAAGGTCAAGCAACTGCACCAGCAGGTCAAGCACAACAAGCCGCGGCTCCTGCTCCTACAGCATCTGCTCCTGCTAGCCAACCTTTTAATGTTCCTGCATTACTACAAGTTATTCCTCAAATGAATAAAAAGGATCTTAATAAAATCCTTAGTGCCGCACAAACAGCACTGCAAAATCCTA